ACTTGGCCCGTTCCTCAACGCTGGGTTTTCTTCACAGAAGACTTCCAGTCCCACGAAGAAACCATAGTTCCAACCTATTTAACGTGGTGTCCTCGGCAGTACCATCCCGTGGTCATCCGCGCACAGAACGGTCTACCATCTCACATTATCCACAGTAACGGTTCTATTTTATATTTAAGAACGTACGAACAAGGCTTCGCGAAGGCAGAAGGTAAAGACTGGGACGGCGCTGCCTACGACGAACCTCCCCCGCGTGAATTATACATATCTAGCTTTCGTGGACTGGTAGCCCGTGGTGGCAAAATCTTCATCGGTGCAACACTGTTGAAAGAAGCCTGGCTTTACGATGAGCTTCAAAACGACTTCAACATAGGCTTCAACGGTACAATCTACGATAATCCGTGGCTCGACCAGAAGACACTCGCAGCGTTCGAAACAACGATGGACGAAGACGAGAGAGCTGTTCGCATCCATGGAAAACCCATTAATCTTGTTGGACTCATCTATCCAGAAATGCAGGACGAACCGCCATTCGTTATCAGTCTCTCCCAATTCGAGTCGCGGCTGCCTTGGAACCCTGTGCGCGAATTGCCTTACCCAGTTATTATGGCAGTGGACCCCCATGAACGCAAACCGCTGCATTGCGAGTGGGGATGGGTATTGCCAGATGACGGTATTCTATGGTTTGACTGGAAACTTGTTCAACCGGGCAGCTTCACGCAGATTTTTGAGTTTCTCGCTGCAATAGAAAGTGAACATGCACAACTAGGGCAAGGCAAGACACAGCTAGTCATCATGGACCCGAATCGTGGCCCAGCTATACAAGCTGGCGAGACATCTTGGCAAGACCAGTTCGAGGCACACGAATTTCCCGTTATGCTTGGCAATGATGATCTCAGCGTTGGGCATACTGCCGTGCGTAGCGCGCTGCGCGAAGGGCAAATGCGTTGGACTGAGGCTTGCCGTGGAGTTGGTGGCCCCGTTCACGCTATGCTACGATACTCTTGGGATGATTGGCAGAAGCGTCTCCGCGACAAGAAGTCATTGAAAGAAATGCCCAAGGAGAACTATAAAGACTGGCCAGACTGTCATCGGTACGCGGTGATGGCGCAGTTACAGTTCGACGCGCTGCAGCACGCTGGCGATTCTATAAATCTACGCGAGCTTAGCGGTCGGCGGCTGCGCGCCTATATTTAACACTTGTGATTAGCTTGTGCCTAACGGATCTGAAAATTTTACTTCGATGCTGCAGCAACTTTCTCCAATAGAGTTCGCTCAGATGGTCGGTTCTTTAGCTGGTAATGAAGACGTTACAATCGACCAGTTAGTCCGTTACTATGGTGTCTCTCCACAGGAAGCTAATCATTTGATGGAAACGGCGGCGTTCGCCCAGAACGTAGGTCACGGTGGCAGCGCTTACACACGCACTACCCTTGGCTCTCAAGAGTCCGATTTCCAGCGGTGGCTAGCTGCCAACTTCCGCCACCCCGAATTCGAAGGGCAAGACCTTACACCTGCGTACGACATGCGTCGCTTTTGGAAAGACATGATGACAGGTGTTCCGGGTGCCGTACAGCATCTATCTCTAATGGGTACTAAAGCTAATCCAAGACTAGGTGTGACTTACCCGCCGCAGTACGAAACACCTTATAGTTTCGGCTTCGGGCCTCAGTCCGTTTTCTATAGGAAATAGCATGGCCAAGTCCAACGCTACACCGCCCGATTTCTTTGATAGCTTGCTGAAACGTGGCAACCGCGCGTTCGACATTAAGCTCAGCGAGGACGTAGAGCGTGTGCTGGTGCAAAAGATAAGGCGCGACTTTGAAGAAGCGTATCCGCAGATGGAACGTTTCCGCCGCAACATGATAGAAATGAACGAGAACTGGCGTGGCACAACAGACGAAACCAAAGACTTTCCATTTATAGACTGTTCCAATGTCCGAGTCCCACTGACTAGTATATTCAAAGAACAACTGCAAGCCCGTTTCATGAAGGCGTTTTTCTCTGGTCGCTACATAGCTAAGTTCTCCAGCCTAGACAAGATTCTACCGTTCGACGACACAGAGGAATATAATCAATGGTTTGACTGGGAGCTACGTAACATCGTCAAGCTTAAAGCAACTATGAGGGATGTTTTCCATTCTACACTTGTATATGGAAACGCTTTCCCCGAACCTTACTACAGCCATCACGAGGGCGAACACAGAAGCTTTAAGCGCTTTGCACTCGATCCCAACACCGATCCGCAAGAGCAAGTAGAAACTGCGCTTGCATCGATTGTGGCTGAGGTTCCCGGTTCTTCTGTCGTAGATAGCCCTGACTACGGCATTTACAATTTAATAGACAGCGATAAGCGTCCTGGTAAGGTTATATTCTCTGCGCGACACGCAGAAGGAATCCCAGAGTTAATAGCTGAGATTACACGTACCGAAGTACTGTTTGATGGAGCGGAGGTGTGGAATCCTAACATTGAAGACTACGTGGTTATTCCGACTGCCGGAACCGTGGACGAGGTGCCATTTTGGGGCAACCGCATTTGGCTCAGTATCGAAGACTATCGTACCGGGATTGCAGACGGCTATTACCGGGATTTTGGCAGAGAAGAAAATAATCGGGTCTGCGCATGCGCCCAAGTCAAAATCCCCGAATTCGTCCAGATGGAAGAGACTGAGTTACAGGACAGCGAACGCGGCACCGACCAACGGGACTCGGCGGGCTACACACCTTCTCGTAAGTGGATCGAAGTTTACAAATGGGAAGGGCCGTGGCGTCTGACCGATAAAGCAGAGAACGATGAAGAGCGGTACTTGGAACAGAAGCACGAGTACGCAGTGTGGGTAAGCGTACGTAGCTGGCGCGTTATCAAGATTGCTCGGCTGGAAGATTTAAATAAAGATGGCAAACGCTCACCGGTACACTTTGGCTATATCCACGAACCCAACAGACTCCTCGATATTGGATTGGCTGAATGGGTCCGTCACATGCAAGCTACCGAAGACGCTATCTACAACCAGCGTAATGATGCGGGAATCCTCACTAACGTTCCTTGGGGATTCTACAAACCAATGGCCGGTTTCAACAAAGAAGTCTTGCACATCCAGCCCGGAGAGTTTAAACCGATTGCCGACCCGCAGTCGGTCAACATGCCGCAATCGAACTGGCAGCCGGTGTGGTCCTTCGAAGAAGAGCAGCTAGTCCGTAAGTACGCCGGAGAGCAAGTCGGTCTGTCCGAGCCAGCGATGGGCCAGTTTATTAACAAGCGAGCTAGCGCCTCCGAGTTCGTTGGCACAGCGTCAGCCGTGGACCTGCGTACCGAGCAGATAGTAGACTACTTAATTGAAAGCTTCCATGAGCTAGTTTATAGGTTGCTGGGCCTCTACCAACAATTCGCTCCGCGTAAACGTGTTTACCAGTTGGCAGGCGAGCGTGGGGAGATGATTAACAAGGAGTTCGATGTGGACCGGCTCCAAGGTCGAATCGTCCTCCAGCTCACTGCCAGCCTTGATAGCGCTAACAAGGATCTGCAGCAGAAAGTAGCGTTAGATATGATGCAGATCTTGATGAATCAGATATTCATCCAGCTGGGCGTCGTGCGTGCAGACACTATCTATGCTGCGCTTACTAAGATGGTACATGAGTTCGGCTACAAAGACGTACCTTTCCACAAACCGGATATGCCTCCAGTCTCTGACTCTCCACAGACCGAACACCAACAGTTCTCACTCGGTGCGCCAGTCACCGGCCCCACGCTCAGCGAGAACTTCCAAGAGCACTTGCAAGCACACGCGAAGATGGCTAGCCGACCCGATATTAATGCTGTGCTCAGCGCTGAAGCTCAACAACGGCTCGGCGCCCATATCCAAGAAACTATTAAGATGCAGCAAGTAGCGCAGGTAATGAAGCAAGTCCAAGCTGCACAGGCTATGCAAGCACAGCAAGCCATGATTCAAAAAGGTATAAATCCGGGTGCTGTAGGTGGTCAGCAGCCGGGCGAGGGGGCCGGTCCCGGCACAGCGGCTGAGGGAGTAGGAAACCCGGCTGCTAGCACCCCAAACGGGGCCGGTCCTTCCGTAGCGGGCGCAGGCTATTGAGATGGACAAGGCTGAGTTCAAAGATAGCGCAGTGTGGCAGCTAGTCGTGCAGCACTTACACAACTACCGACTAGAGCTGATGGACGATCTCCGAAACTGCTCACTAGGAGACGTGGAACGCATACGTGGGCGAATGGATGGAATCGACTGGCTAGAGGCACTTCCAGAGACATTGTTTAGAGGAGCGGCTAACGATGCCGAGAGAAGAAATCTTCAGAAAATTTAAGAAGGGGACGCTTCGCAGCGGTAGCGGCAAGAAAGTTAAATCGCGTAAGCAGGCCATCGCTATAGCCATGAAGTATCCTAAAGAACACAAGGGTAAGCACAGGGCTGGCAGTGCCAATCCCAATCCACAGTTCGGTAAGCAGGCGAAGCACGAGTTTCCTGTGTGCAAGACCTGCGGCAACCGGCACCCAGAGGACTAAAAACCGTTACCGGACGGTAACCCTTTTCGCGCGGCGAGACATTGACATGACACTGATATTCAAAGATCCGTACGAGCGTTTGCTATTAACAGCGGATGGGGATGCCGGCGACGCGGCTGGGGGCGGTAGCGGTGACACACCGGCTCAGCCTACTCCTACCGGCACCCCACCTGCTACCCCCGCACCCGTTACCGAAGACACGATACGCACTGCCATTGACCAGGCGCTACAGCCTTACAAGACGCAGATAGCCGACTTACAGACTACTAATGCAATCTTGCAGGGCATGGTCCGTGGCGTTGCCGCTGGACAAGCCCCTTCGCCGGCTACGCCCGCAGCCCCCGCTGCGCCAGCCCTACCATCTAAAGACGAATTCATCAATAATATGAACGCTGATCCGGTCGGCACGTTGATGAATCTAATTCGTGACCATGTGCAGCCGGACATCAACAGACGCATCGATGGTGTACAGACTGGTGTCCGTCAAGAGCAGACGGCCCGGCAGCAAGTCACCGACGCAATCTCGGCTGACAGAAATGCGGCAGTTGAGATAGCCACGCAATGGGAAGAGCAGTCCCCGGAACGGCAGCTATTCGACCAGTACGGCGAGGAAGAACTGTTGAAGCTTTGTCCGGCAGTTATCCTCAATGGACGTAAGATGCCGGACCCGCAAGTTTTCCGGCCAGGCATGCTCGAACAAGCTGCCTTGCGTGCCGAGCGTCGCCTTGCACGAGAGGGCAAATTGCCAAGGCAGCCAGCCCCTGCCACCGGTGCTGGTAACGGTCAACGGGTCGTTCAGTTTCCAAGAGCCAGTCGCAGCAGCACCGGCGCCCCTCAAGGCAACGAAGCCATTACCCCGAAAACTATCGATGATTTGGTGTCTATGGGTAAGATGACGACTGACCAAGCAGAAGCGGCGCGTCGGAACAGCAAGCGCTGGCAGCTGTCCGAGGACCGGTTCGTCGCTAACTGGCTTGAGGCTGAGAAAGATAATCCGAACTACGGTACAGGACTATAGCAATGGCAAAGACAGACCCGGACGCCGACTTTGGCGCAGAGCCAACTGCCCCAGCTACCGACGATGGCAGCATTAAAGCTGACGATTATAGCGCTCCCGGTATCCACTTGGACAAGAGCAACAACATGTTTACTCGTGCCGTCAACGAAGCCAGCGGCATCGAGAACGATGTGCTATTTGTACCGAATCGGCAGCGGCGGTTAGCTGAGGGCTTCTACCAGTATTTCGAGAAAATCGATTTTGTGCCGTTGGCTGTCAGTCGAGGCTTCCGCCCAGTAAGCCGTAAAGATGCGGGCTTTGCTACAGTGGCTGGCCTGCCACCAGAGTATGGCCTCGATTCTGGCGACGTACCGCACCGCATTCATGATCTCGTTCTAATGGAAGGTCCAATCGAGGTCTATAATGCGATTGAAGCGGACAGGCAAGCCACCGCTCGCGCAGCTATCCAACCCATTCTTAAAACTGCAAAACAAGTGGAAGAAGAGCCTGTAACTGGCAACAAAGTAGAGGACTATCGCGAGGCCAGCTTCACTGCTGCCCGCATCCGTGAACTAAAGAAGGAGTAGCTTATGCCCTACGCAAATGTGTTCGCTCCAATGGGCTTCCGGCTGGCCGACGTAAACCAAGCTTATCTAGCGGTTACGCGACCAACACCGGCAAGCCGAACCCCGGTTGGTGCTGCTGCCAGCGCTGACTTAGCCATCGGTGACGCTTACGCCCTCGATGCCAACGGTAACGCTTATCACGCTGGCGCTGACGCGACAGTTCGTGGAATCGTTACCGGCTTCGAGCTGCAAGCAATCGCCGGTGTGATGAATGCCCAAGGTCCACTCAGCATTGACTATGCTTCTGCAGCTACTGCAGCAAGCGTAATCGGCTGCGAGGACGTGACCACGGAGTTCGAGTGCTGGTCCGACAATACTATCGGCGCTGTGCAATCGAACGTTCTCGGCCTATTTAATTTGGGAGATGCTGCCCCGGATGCCAACTTTGCGCAGTCCAGGCAATTTCTCAACGTGAACGGCGGTGCCGGAACCCAGTTCCGCATAATCAAGCTGTTGCAGTCTCCGGCTGATAACGCGCCTGGGCCGGCCTGCCGTGTTGTCGTCAAAGTGGCGCAAGCATTAATGTAGTATAGTACCGAGGGAGGACTGCAGTGCCATCACTACGCTCTCATTTTCAACGAACCATGTTCCCCGGTATCCGGGAGTTTCTCTTTAGAGGCTATCTAGAGAAACCGCTGGAGTATCCGGGCATCTTCAACGAAATGCCTTCGGACTCGGCTTTCGAAGAAGACTTGCACGCAACAGGTGTTGGCCTGTTTACGTTGCAACCTGAGTCCACAACTGTTGAGGAAGACCAGTTCTACCGTGGCTTGTCGATTCGGTATACGCATCTGGACTACGGCAAGCGCATTGGCTTCTCCCACCAGTTCATCCGCGACGGCAAGATTAACATGTGGAACGAGCGCTCGGCTGACATGGGCTACAGCGCTCGCCAAACCCAGGAAGTCCTGATCGCGGATATGCTGAACTCCGGTAACACTACCGTCGGTTACGATGGTGTGCCGCTGTACTCGGCCTCACACCCGCTGATTCGTGGCGGCGCGTTTGGTGGAGCGACAGGCCGTGTACAGTCTAATCTCCTGGCTACACCAGCTACTTTGTCAGTCGTGAGCTATAGAGCTATGCTGACGATGTTCAGAAGATTCTTCGACCCTACTGGTGTTCGCCGGATTCAGCTCAACGCAGCGAAGCTCGTGGTGCCACCTGAGCTTGAGTGGGATGCCAAGGAAATTATCAAGTCGAGCACTCGGCCAGATACGGCGAATCGCGCTGACAACGTAGTCCAGCACACAACTGAGGTGGTTGTGTATGACTACTTGCTGCAGCCCAAGCCCTGGTTTATGTTCGCGGACAAGCGCAACATCAAAATCAAGGTCTTCATTCGTGAGAAGTTCAATGTGTCCGAGTATGAGCGCGAAGAGCAGCGGATGAATTGGGTACAGGCCGCACTTGC